TCACGTTCATTTGGGCGGACGTTTGCAGGAAACGCAATCAATCGATTGGTCGGCAAACACGCGCGAAAAAAACATTCAATTGATTATGGCGCAAATCACGGATGCAATCGCAATGTATTTGAATCCGGAATATTTGGGTAAGGCAATCGACACGTTGGTTGCGGACGGTCAAACGGCGGTTCAAAATCCGGTTGATGCAATTACAAACGTTGGGCGCGATTTGATGTTTTCGGATGACGCGCAAAAACAATTGTTGCAATATTTCATGGCGGGCGGCGATTACACCGGGTTTGGTGTTGTGCAGGCAATTACATATTACGCACACGATGCCGCCGCAAATGCCGATGAACGGTACGAATTGGAATCATGCGCGGTTGATTACATTGACCCAAAAAAATACGACAAACAAATTGTCGTCGCTGAAAAAACGAAACGCAAATCAATGAAATCGTTTTCCAATAACTAATTTCAAAAACACCGCGCCCGGTAAAATGGGCGCGGTTTCATTTCAACAACATGGCAACAAAAATCGACAACACGGTATCGCGCGCAATCCGTATGGATGCGATACGGCGCAAACAAATTGAATTGTACGGCGCGCCGAAAAAATGGATTACGCAATCATTGGCAAACGAAATTATGAGTATGACAACGGCGCAAATGGTAATATTCGCGCACAACGTTGATACCGAAACAAACAAATCAAAAACGGTTAACGCATGACAAATCAGAAAATGAAAATCATTATTCAACGGGCGTTGAAAATGTACATGTCGCGATTGAATGACATATCGCACGAAACCGATATTTCATCAATGGGTATTGATGAATCGGATGATTCAAAATTGCGCGATGCAATGGCGGATGAAAAATACGCGGTGGCGAAAATCGCAACCGGATTGAAAAACGGGAAAATCACAATCAACCATGTACCAACGGAATCATTCGCACGGAACAACGAAATATAACAAACCAAAAACGGGTATTGAACAAATCATTCGCGATTCGGCAGGCAATGCAATTGTCGCACATAATGACGGAAATACAATCACGTTGCGTTTGCGCATAATTGATATTTCCGGTCATGTCGCAACGCGTTCGTTGGGCGTTATTGAAAAACAATCACGAATATTTACCGTGCGCAGGAAACGCGCGGTGCATTTGCACCGGAAATCGAATTCGTATGGATTCAATCATTACGTTTTGGAAAACGCAAAAACATTTGACCGGGTTGAAATCATTGATGACGCCGGGACATACATTGTTCCCGTTGACGTAATGTTGACGAACGGGAAAATATTGTATTTCAAACAAATGGGATTCGAACGCCAAATATTTGTTCCATTGGACATCATAACCAAATACAAAACCGCAAACATATTTTGACATGAAACCAAACATTAAAACATCGCGCAATTATGACCAATTCGTATTGCGCAAAACGAATCGCCCGGTATCGCAGGCATACGTTAAACAATTGATTGAATCAATTGACAAAAATGATTTGACCGCCAATTTCCCGATATTGGTAAATGAGCGCAACGAAATCATTGATGGACAACATCGATTCGCCGCGTGCGTCGAATTGGGTTTGCCAATTCATTACACGGTCATTGATGCGACGGGCGCACGGACAACCGACGACATAATGGTTGACATTAACACGCATCAACGCACATGGCGTTTGGATGAATTCGTGAACATGTATGCGCGGCGCGGCGTTCAATCATACATTGACGTTGAAAATTGCATGAATCATTACAAGGTCGGCGCATCAAATGCGTTTGCGATTGTATCCAATGGTGAAAAAAATAATTCAACGGCGATTCGCGCAGGTAAATTCAAATCCGGCAAAATCCATTATTCACAAATTTGTGAGGCGTTATTGCAAATGCGCGACATTTGCCCGTTCGCATTGAATTTGAAATTCGTTACGGCATTCACCAAATTGTATTGTTCAAAAGGATACAACCATGACAACGAATACAAAAAATTCGTTCGTTATCGAATGGACATGCAACAATGCGCAACGTCGGGTCAATACGCCAAAATGTTTGAATCGATTGTCAACAAACGAAAATCAGCAAACGAAAAAATATCAATCAACGTTTAACCCGTATATTGCAAAAGGATTTTTTGGTTATTGGTTATGCCCGGTGTCCGCGATGGATGCCGGGCATTTTTTTTTGCATGATTATTTTTGCACATTTGATTCAACATCCGTTATTTCATTATTCAACAACCGTTCAACGAACGTTCAACGTGCATTCAATCAAATCAAATTATCCGGGAATATCCATTGCCCGGTTCATCGGAATTGATGCGGGCGTCAATACGGGTTTTGCCGTTTGGGATGCGAACGCGTCCCGGTTTGATAAAATCATTACGACGACGTTTTGGGGCGCAATAAACGAATTGCAATCCGAACACATGGCGTTGGCAGGCAAACGAATTGACGTCAACACAACGCCCGGAATCGCGGTGTACATTGAAAATCCAAATGGCAACCGCCCGACCTTTGCCCGGCATGGTGCATACCGGGAAAAAATATCGCAAAACGTCGGAATGAATAAACGCGATGCACAATTGTTGATTCAATATTGCATGGACAACGGAATGTTATTTTTCCCGGTAACACCCGGCAAACATTCCATGACGAAAATGAAACCGGACGCATTCGCAAAATACACCGGATACAACGGGCGCACGTCGTCGCACGGGCGCGACGCGGCAATGTTGGTATTCGGTAAAACAAAAATATCAATGTCACATTTCCAATTGAACGAAATGTTGAAATAACAAACGCAACACATTGAAAATGAAAAATCAAAATCCTGAATTGGACGAAAAATCAAAACGGTTTTGTCACGAATACATGATTGATTTGAACGGAACGCAGGCGGCAATACGCGCCGGGTTTTCCGCCAAATCCGCCCGAACGCAGGCGTCAATATTATTGAAACGCCCAAACATTCAAACGTATTTGGAATCGTTGCGGAATGAACAACAACATCGAACGCAAATAACATCCGACCGTGTATTGCAGGAATTGGCAAAAATAGGATTCGCCAATTTCAAAAATTATTTGGATGAATCGAACAACATTGTTGGTTTGGATACGATGAATACGGAAATCACGGCGGCGGTTCAATCAATACAAATCGAACGCAAAACAATTGGTGAACAACCCGTTGACATAACGAAATTCAAATTGCATGATAAATTGCACGCGTTGGAATTGATTGGAAAACATTTGGGAATGTTTGTTGACCGTATCAAAAACGAAGGCGACATGCAAATAACGGTGAACAGGAAATTGATTGGCAATTCAAAATCGAAATGACGATGCATGATTGCAAATGTTGTTTCAATTGTGCGTATTGGAAATCAATACCAATTTGGTATGTTCGTTTTAATATTTTGATTCGTCAACCTAAATTTGGAACGTGCAATGCAAACAACGTTCGCAAATCAACCGTGCGATTCAACGGGCGTTTGCAAACGCATCGAAACCATTATTGCACGATGCACAAATTGAAACAGGATGACAAAACAAATTGATGTTGATATTTCATATTTGAAATGGCAGGTATCCGTATTTTTTGAAACAACCGCCAAATTTGTAATTGTTCCAAAAGGTCGTCGCGTTGGTGCGACGCGCGGCGGAATCAATGCAATGTTCGAATGGGCATTGGATGGAATGTCGCCGATGTTGTGGGTTGATACAATCAACGGAAACATTGACCGATATTTCGAACGGTACATGTTACCGAATTTGAAACAATTGAATCCGAAAAATTGGAATTGGAATGCAAACAAAAAAATATTGCACATATTCAATTCGGTAATTGATTTTCGTTCGGCGGATGCGCCCGAATCAATTGAGGGATTCGGATACAAACGAATCATATTAAATGAGGCGGGAATTATTTTGAAGGATGATTATTTATTCAACAATGCAATATTGCCGATGATGTTGGATTACCCGGAATCACAATTATTTGCAATCGGTGTTCCAAAAGGAATTCACAAACGCGACGGCAACGAACACATGTTCCATGTATTGTATCAACGCGCATTGAACAATGAACCCGGTTATGCATTGCGGCAATTGTCAACGTTCGATAATGAAATGTTGGATGCAATCGAAATCAATATGTTGATGGATGAAATGGCAACCGATGCGCAACGGTCGCAGGAAATACACGGAATGTTCGTTGATGACGCCGGAACAAATCCATTTGCAACGGCATACAATCCGGATGTTCACGCATCAACGCGCGCGATTGCACAACGCGACAAACAATTATTCATTTCAATTGATTTTAATTTGAATCCATTTGGCGCGATATTTTCGCACATTTGGCGCGATGTTAACGGAACACATATTCACACGTTCGATGAAATTGAAATACAACGAGGTTCGATTCCGGCAATGATAACCGAAATCAAAAATCGATATTCGGCATGGTTGCCGAATTGTGTTATTACAGGCGATTCGGGCGGGCGTCGCGGCGATTTGTCGCAATCCGACCAACAATCATATTTCGAACAATTGCGGCGCGGTTTGAATTTGCGCCCGTCACAAATCGTTGTTCCAAATGTTCCGTCGCATGAACAATCGCGGAATGATTGCAATTATGTTTTGCATTGGACAACAAACGATTCAACCGGGTTTGATGTTGCGATTCATCCGGAACGGGCGTCAGGGTTGTGCCGGGATTTGTCGAACGTGCAATGCGATTCGTTCAATCAAATATTAAAACGCAATCGTCGGGATGCATCTCAACGGGCGGATTTGTTGGATTGTTGGCGTTATTTAATTAACACATTTTTAAGGAAATCAATTGATGCGCACACCAAAATAAAACCGCGTTTTCATGCATGATTGAAAATAAATATTCATACCAATATGATTTGATTGATACAAAAACACAAATGGTTGTTCGAACCGTTGCGTTCGATGCAACGTTCACATTGGAACGTATGCAAATGAAATTGGAATCCGAAAAACAAATGTACATGCGTGCAAATGGAATCAACCCGCGCACAAAAAACCGTTATCAATGGCGATAAATAAAACAAAACCCAAAACGAAAAAACGCGATTCATTATCGAACCGTTTGAAAATGGCGCGCACCCGGAATTTGTTTGGGTATTTTTGGAATGGTGCACCGTGTAATGCATCGTTCCATGTTTGCAAAATAACAGGTTCAACGGATGTTCCGTTGTATTGGGCAAACGTTTATTCAAATACCGAACGTGAAATTGCAATTGTAAAAATTCCGAATCAAACTGAATTTGCAATTGACAATGGCGATGGGACGGGATGGGTTAAAATGTTGCGAACGTCAAACGTTGGCAATGTATTTTATCGCGGATTGTTACCGGGAACGTATGAAATCGTTTCCGATGTTACGCCGGATGACGCGCAAAAATTCGATATTGTAAAATACAACGATACCGAAAAACAATTGTTGGAATGGATGAAAACACAACATCCTGAAATCATGGAACAATTATCGGGTGTTGACAAATCAATTGAGCAATCCGGCGAATGATAACGGCATTATTGTTTATTGTGGTCACATTGTTTGCCGCAATAATGACGGCAATTATGTATTGCATTTATTGGTTTGATACCAACACAAACAAATACTTAAAACGAAAAATGCACAACATCGAATCACACGATTTTTTGGATGACGACGACGGGCGTTACATATTCACGGAAACAAACGATACGGGCACGCAAATAATTGCAATTGCAAATCGATTGAATTGTTGCAATGGAAATGTGTATTCGTTGCAATTATTGAAATTCGAAAAATTCGTTTTGTATGTCAGGATAAAAAATCATGACGTCGCAGGCGAAATATTAGCGGATTGTGTTTCGGCATTATCCGATATTGAATTGCCGGATGCAAAACCAAAAATTCCAATTTGGTTCAAACATTCGGATTGTCACCCGATACAATTTGAACAATGGTATGCACGCACCAAAAAATTGTTCGATGAACCCGACGATTACCAATACGTTATTTCATCAATGATTCCGGCAGGCGTTGAACAACCGGATGAAATACAAATAATGAAAAACGAAAATAGGCGTTTGCCGTTGTCCGCGTCGGAATCGGTAATGGGTTTTGTTGAACAGGTAATACGGTATGCGGTTGATGAAAATGAAAATACCGATGAACAAATAAAATTATTGCGCAACAATTTGATTACCATTGCACAACAATATTGCGACGTTAACGATTTGCCGTCAACCCGCGCAGGATTTTTGAAACACGTTACATTTGTAAAAAACGATTGAACATGTCATGTACAAATTGCAAACCAACATTGCCGATTCCAACATGTGTAAATGAATTGACAATTGGCGTCATTGGTTCAAACAACGCGCCCGTTATGGTTATGATTCGGGACATTTCACAAAACCGAACAACATTGTATCCGGCAACATCGGATGCAAACGGCGTTGTAAAAATATCGCCCGATATTACGTTTGCCGAAAACCATTCATACGAAATTTCAATATTGGATGATTCGGGGACGGGATGGATTGAATTGTCATTCGATAATACAAACGGCGATGGAATCGGCGATAAATGCATTGCGCCGCGATTCGAACGTATATTCGATAATGCAGGAAACGCAATGGTATTCGCAACACATACAATAACCATAATTGAACCATAACATGGAAATCGAAATTCAAAAATTCATATTGGTTTGTATTGCAAATGCGTTTGCAATTTATGGTTTGTATTGGGCAATGTATTTTGATTGGAAACCGTCGGGCGCAAAACAAATCGATATTACCAAACCCAAAAAATCAATGGTTGATGAAAATTCAAAAATGATTTTATGGTTTGTCAGGTATTACGCGCCAATTGTATTTGGTAAAAAATTATCAAAACCAATTGCGTTGTGCCCGGTGTGCATGGCATCAATACATTCAACGTATTGGTATTTGCCGATGTTTGGATTTGATGCAACAACAATCGCAACCGTTTTAATATCCATTTTCAAATACGGTTTGTACATGGTAACGTTGGCAGGATTCAATGCAACAATCATTTCAATAACGAACGAAAAATAATATGGCGACGTCAAAACAACCGGACAATCAAAACAATATTGATGATAAATTGAAATCGATTCCCGCATCGGAATTGGTTGATTACGCGATTGAACACCATTCGCAGGAAATCAAAAAACGTTTGGTTGATTTGCAACGGAAACCAATTGGATTCAACGAATTGGAATTCCGGTTTTTTGATTCCAACGGTCGGAAATATTATGGATTCCCAAAAAATATGCCGTTACCAATTGAGCGATTCGGTCGGATGCGCGATTTTATGACATGGATGACCGTTGGAATTTCACCGGATGAATTCGAACAATTGATTGATGTTGCGGACAAATCATGGGTGAACACATTGAAAACAAATAAAAATCACCAACGCGTCGGATTGATATTGCAGGAATTGAAATTGCGATTGAACATGGTTGTTCATACGGATTTGGTGTACAATTTTTTGGCGGTTCAATGGGTTCGTGAGGATGAAAACCCGCAAATATTTGATTCGTCAATACAGGATGAAAAGGTAGAAATGTTCAAACACGATGCCGCAACGGGCGACGCGTATTTTTTTTTTCATCAACCCGAATTGATGAAATTGAACGAACTATGGAATTTTACACCGGGCGAATGGGAAAAATATTGGCAGGAATCCAAAATGAAACAAACATGGTTGAAAACCGCTTTGAAAACAATTTCATCCGGAATCGAATTCAACAACGAACAAACGATTGGAAAAAAGGAATCATGATTGTTTGTGACGGCGACATGACGCAATTTGAGGCGATGAATCGAATGACAATTGCGGATTATTTATTACGTTTGGAAATCCATGTGAAAAAATATGAATCAATAAAATAATTGATTCACCGTTGCCAATTGACCCGGCATTGTTTGGTCAAATGATTTTCAAAATAATTGGCAATGGCTGACGAAATATTAACACGATACCGGGTTGACGTTTCCGGATTACGGGCGGATATTGACAATGTTGTTGGTGAATTCAAACGCGCGGATAATGCGGGCGTTGAATCCGCACAAAATGTTTCCGCCGCGTACAATGAACAAAACAAATCATTGACGGCATTGCAAAAAACAATTGCCCGGTTGACTGAATTGCGCAACAATGAATCCGACCCGGCAAAAGTTGAATCGTACAATAAAGCGATTGCGCAACAATCGGCATTGTATGTAAAAATCACGCAGGCAATTGCAACGAAAAATGAATTTGAAAAAAATTCATTGGCAAATGCAAAGGCAATCGCGGATGCAAACGCAAAACAAATAACATCAGTTGAGCGATACCAACAATCAATTGCGCAATTGACCGCGATGTTGGAAAAAATGAACGCGGCGGGCGGTCGCGATTCATTGAACGTTGACCCGGACAAATACGATAAAATCGTACAAAAAATTGACGATTACAACGGGTTGTTGGCATTGGCGCGCGATAAGGAAAAACAGGGAATCGGATTGATTGATAATATGCGCGCGCGTATTGAATCATTAACGCGTGCACGCGATGCATCGAATGACCCGGCAAAAATTACCCGGTACAATTCATTGATTCAAAAACAGGGTGAAATAATAAATGGTTTGATGGGTGAATCCGCAATTGCGGAACAGTCACCCGCCGTTGAGGCATTATCCGGCGGAATCAAAAAATTGGGAACGGCAATTGTTGCGGCATTTGCAACGGATAAAATAATTGAATTCGGTTCTGAATGTGTAATGGCATTTGGTGAGGCGGAACAGGGCGCAATAAAATTAAATGCGGCGTTGGGTTCGAACGGCGGCACGGGTGAACAAATGAATATGTTGATTGAACAGGCGGAACAATTATCGTCGCAATCGGTATTCAGCGCGGATGCAATTAAAAATGTTCAAACAATGGCGGCGCAATTTGGTTTGTTGCCGAATGACATTCAAACATTATTGCCCGTCATAACCGATTTTGCATCGGCAACGGGTCAGGATTTGCAATCGGCATTCACGGCGGTTGCGGGTGCAATCAATGGAAACGTTCGCGGATTGCAGGTGTACGGCGTTGCATTAAAAGAGGGACAAACAACGCAACAAAATTATCAAAACGTTATTGACCAATTGACAAAAAAATTCGGCGGTCAATCGAAGGCAATGGCGGAAACAACATTGGGTTCGTTACAACAATTGTCGAATGCGTGGGATGACATAAAACAGGCAATCGGCGGCGCGATTGCACCAACGGTTGCGGCGATTGCGAATTTTGCAACGGGAAAATTAAACGCGGCAAAGTCAACCGAAACGTTGGAACAAAAAATAAATGCCGAACGTCAATCATTAAATGTATTGGTTATTCAATTGATGGCGGCGGGCACGGGAACGCGACGACGAAAAGAATTGATTGAACAAATACAAACACAATACCCGAATTTTTTGGCAAACTTAAATGCTGAAAAATTAACGAATCAACAATTGGCATCGCGATTGGCGGAGGTCAATAAACAATATATTGCAAAGGCGGCATTGGCGGGCGTTTCCGCAAAGGTAGAGGAGCAACAAAAAAAAGCAGGTGAGGCGTATTCTAAATATTGGGACGCGAAGTCAAAAATACAATTGATTGCGGAACAAAAGGGATGGTTGAATTTAATTGATACGAAAAAAACGGCGGGTGAACAGGGCGCGCAATTGATTCAACTATTAAAAAATGAACAAACGTCATTGATTGCATCAAACAATGCGTTGTCGTCAGAAGAAAAGGCAAACAACGCCGGAAAACTGAATACACAAATTGCGCGAATATCAACAACAATGCAGGATGTTTATGGCGCAATGAACGATGCAAATGTTGCGGGCGGCGAATACAATGAATCGGTTAAAACGTTGACGACCGAACAAAAAAAGTACAACGACATGCAAGCCGAATTTGGTAATGTATTAAAAGAAAACGGCGATGAAACAGTTGACTATTCCAAAAAAACAAAGGCGGAATTAGAAAAAATATTAGAGGTACAACCAAATAATAAATTTGCAAACGATGCATTGCAGGCAATAAAGGATGCCGAAGATAAGGCACGCGATGAAAAGGCGCAGGCGGAACAACGCGCGCAGGATAAGGCGGACGCGGCATCGGAACAGGCGCAACAAAGGCGTGAACAGGCGTTGGCGGCATTGCAACAAATGGAACAACAATTCAACGATAACAGGTTGAATGCATTGGCGCGAACCGAATTGGATGCGTTGGAAATACAACGTGCCGCCGAAATTAAAAAGGCGCAAATGTTATTCGCGGCAACGGGCGGGAAAATTGATGCTACCGGAAATGCCGTTGGAAATCCGGATGCCGTGCAAGCATACAACAATACCGTTGAATCAATCAATGCGGCGACGGATGAAAAAATAAAACAAAACAAAATAAAATCCGCGCAGGAAACCGAACAATTTATTCGTGAATTAAATGACGATGCCGTTGCAAATGAATTGACCGTCGCGTTGGATAATGCCGACATTCAATCAACCGCACAAATCAACGCATTGAAACAGGGGTATGTTCAAAAGGGTGTATTCACCGCAGGGGCGGAACAGGAATTGCAAAATAAAATATTAGCAATTGAATTTGATACGCAACAAAAAAAGATTGAAATACAAAAACAATTTGCGGCGGAACAATTAAAAATTGCAACCGACCGTGTTGATTCCGATACATTGAAAATAAAACAGGATGAAATCGATGCGTTCAATCAACGCGGCGATAATTCAGCATCGGCAACACAACGATTGAATGACCGTTTGGCTGAAATTGATAAAAAGGCAAATGAAAAAAAACAAAAGTTATCGCAGGATGCAAACCAAAAAATTGCAGGATACGAACGCGATTTGACAAAGGCAAAACAGGATGAACAAACAAAACAAACTGAAAATGCCGTACAAAATGCCGAAACCGAAAAACAGGATACGTTAAAAATTCGGCAGGAAATATTTGAGAAATCGAAAGAATTGGCGAACGAATTATTTGATTTGAACGCGGCATTTAGTCAGGCAAAAATTGCAAATTTAGAAGGTGAAAAGGATGAAAACCAAAAACGATACGACGATGATTTGGCGGCATTGCAAACGCAATTGGACAACCGTTTGATTACGGAACAACAATTTAATTTGCGTAAAAAAGATTTGGATAATAAAAAGGCGGCGGATGAAAAGGAAATTCAGAAAAAAATAAATGAGGTTAAAAAGAAACAGGATGTCGCAAACCGCGTTCGTGCGTTGTTTGAAATTGGATTGAACACCGCCGTTGCAATTACACGTTTGGGACGTGACCCGGGATACCCGGCGGCAACACCATTGGTTGTTTTGGTTTCGGCATTGGCGGCAATTCAGGCGGCGGCGGTATTGGCGCAACCATTACCGAAATACAAACGCGGTACAAACTATTTACGCCGTATGAATGGCGAACCGATTGGCGACGATACAATACCAATTTATGCCGATGAGGGCGAACGTATTGTTCCGCGAAACCAAAATATCCGGCATTGGAAAATATATGAATCATTGGACAACAATTCATTTGACAAATTGATTCGTGAAAAATATGTTGCGCCCGCATTGATGCAACAACAACGGGATTTTGAAATGACCCGTGAAAATAATTTCACAAACAATATTGCAAAGTCAATTGTGTTGAATTCAAATAACGGCGTTACGGATGCAACGCATTTTTCAACCGCGTTTTATGAATTCAGTCGAATGTGGAAAAAAGGTATTCGCATTTCGAACATCGATGAAATACAATTTGAAAACAACACAATAAAATCCATTTACAACCGATAATGATAATTCGTTTTTTGTTGGACAACATTGTTATTTCCGAAATGCCCGATGGATGGGACAAAAGGAAAACAAAAATTCGTTATGACAACCAAATAAAAGGTCGCATTGTAACGATGGATGCAACGTTAGAATGGTTTGATGACGGGTACGCGTACATTAAAAATGTTTTTGATGACAACATTTGCAATGAAATATCGGTACGCATTCAGCAATCCGACCAAACATCAAACACATGGGTTGACGTTTACGTCGGGAAAATAAAAATGCCGGATTGCGAATGGCACATTTCACCGTATTACGTCAAAACGCCAATTGTCGATAACGGATATTTTGCGCGTATTAGTGGAAACAAAGGAATAAAATCGCGTGTCGATAATGCCAAAACAAAAAATGACAAACCATGTACCGTTCCAACGCAACGTTCAATTAGTTTTTTTCGACCGCACAATGGAAATTATAGTTACACCGGACGCAAAGGATATTTATTGTATGACCTGTTCAAATATTTAATTTCATTTATGTCCGATAATGAGGTTGGATTCATTAGCGACACATTCAATTACACAACGAACGGTGCGTATCATAATTACGTTGCGTTATTGGGAATCGAAATTCGTTTGGGCGCAACCAATACCGATAAGGTATTCGAAACATCGTTTGCCGATTTGTTTTCGGAGGTGGACAAAAAATTCAATATCGGTTTCCGAATGGATTACATTGGCGGAAAACCGCACATGCGAATTGAGGCGATGTCATGGTTTTATGAAAACAACGCGACGGCACAATTCAATTATTTGCGCGATATTAAAAAACGCGTTGATGCGAATAGTTTGTATGCATCGGTTGCCGTAGGTTCATCAACAACGTTGGATGAAATCGGATTGAAATTCCCTGAAAACACACGATGGAATGGTTTTAAGGATGAACAATTTTATTTGTTAGGTCAATGCAATATCGATAAGGAATTACGATTGGTCGGCAATTGGGTTGTATCGCCAAACGTAATTGAGGCGGTTGTCGAAACGAACGACGATGGTTATGACGATGAAATATTTTTGGTTGAATTAACGAACGTTGTTTCATTTCAGGCGCGCAAATCAAATTGGTTAACCGGAACAACGCCGCCGTTTTATTACAATGAACATTTGAAAAATGCCGATTGTGTGAACCGTTGGTTGGATGGAATACCGCAAACAATTGTTGGGCAATTGGGTTTGGGGAACAACCGTTTCATTGCATACCGAAAAAACGATGGGTATTATCAAACCGTTTATCCGTCAAACCCGTGCAACAATTGTTATTATGACCTTGCCGAATTATCGTCCGCGCCGCGTAGTAAATTTGAGGATGACCATTTGCGCGGTTATGACCCGAATAACCGATACGGTAATGGAACGGCGCAGGGAACGGATGTTACACAAACAAATGCGCGTTACACCGCACCCGCCGCCGGGCAATATTTATTTGAATCCGCCGCCGTGTTTAATTTTTTACCGTCGTCGTCATTCAATCCCGGTAGTGCATGGATTGCAACAATAATAACATTCAATCGTTATTCGTCAACAAACGTTTTGTTGCAAACATTATCGTCGGGAACAATGACACAATTGACAACATCAACAACACCAATTACAAAAATGTGGTCAACGCCAATAAATTTGAACACGGGCGATTATGTTGAATGCAAACAATTGGTGCGCGCGGTTCATCGCGTGTATTATCCGGGCGTTCATATTGATTGTCAGTTATTAAAAGAAAGTTATTTCGCATGTTCATATTGTTCGATTGATGAGGGCGGAACGTATGAAATAATTGAAAACGCGGAACAAAAATTCATGACATATTCCGTTGACGACGTACCGATTACCGAAAAACAAATGAATGATATTATTGGCAACACGTCCGGTTTTATCAATATCAATACCAATGGCGGAAACAATTATTCCGGATGGATAAATGAATTCAATATTGACGTTCAAAACCGTTCGGCATCAATTGAATTGTTGGGAATAAAAGTTAACGAACCAAAAAACGATTGACATAAAATGGCAAAACCAATTTGGATACCGAATCAACCGTTGGTGTTTTACACACCGCAACAATACAATGATTATTTGGCGGAAATGGAATGTGCAAATTGCGCGGTTGATGAACAATATTGTTTCAAATTCGCAATGAATGATTTGTTGTACGCACAATTCAAAAATCCGACCGAACCATTATTGGATGTTTCGTGTTTGCAGGATTATTATTTTAATAAAGCGGACATTGACACACCCGGCGGAACACAATATGTTGACGGTCATTTTTATTTTCCGGGTTCGGGCGGTGCAATATTGACGGTTGATGAAACCGTTGGACGTTGGTATGCACCATACAATTCGTATGTAATATTGCGGTTGAACGTTATTGATATAACGGGCGTAATTCAGGTATTATGGGTTGACGATGCAACAACGACAACAACAACATTAGGAACAATTACGACGTCGGGCACATTTGATTTTGGATATTTTTATTCCGCAAAAGGATGGTTTGAAATAAATTACGTTAGCGGAACGGATGCAACATTTGATATTGTTGGCGGATTCATTTTGCCAATTTCTGAAATATCAAATTGTGCGATTGCAACATGCGATACAATTTGTCAGGGCAAAGGCGAATGCAATGAATTTAGTGTAACATTGAATCAATTATTTGAACAAACGTTCGGGTCAACATCGTTTAATTATGTTTTGACATTTGAAATATCAAACAACACAACGGGTTATTTAACAATTGGTGGCGCGGGAACATCAACAAATATTGATTCGTCAGTCGGAACATTTTTTGGTAACGGCGTATTCACAACATACATTGATGTTTGGTCGCCGGATTATTTGCAATTTATTGGCGTTGATGGGTGGGACGGTTGTATTTCAAATATTAAAATCGGTACGCAATGCCGTTCACATACCGTACAATTATGGGACGACAACGATGAAATGATTGGAATTGCAACGCCCGTTTATTACAATGATTATTTGACAATTGATGGATTCAATCCGGCATATTTTTTTGATTTTACACAATCGGGTAAATGTTTCCGAATGACAATTTCGTCCGAATGTTCACCGTCAAATGGATATTTGAATAATTGGGGCGATGTTCAATCATGGAATGACCCGAACGCAATTGTCATTGGTTCGGCAACATATACCGATTCCGATTCAACATTGTATTGCGACGGCGATGGAACATGGACATTTACCGACCCGGATTATCCGTCACCCGATAATTGGAATTTCAAAGACAATTGTTTCCATATTGAATTAAAAATAAAATCGTTAGACCCGAACCATAATGAAATATTATTTTGGTTTTTTGGTCAACAATTATTGTTTGGACAACAATTAACAAACGCCGGAACATTGACGTTTGACCCGGTATTTGTTAACCCGTCCGACCCGTCATTTTTGAATGCAATTACATTGCGGTCACGTCAGGGAATTGTTGAATTTGATTACATACGCATTTGGTATTCGAAAAAATGTTTGCCCGTTGATGAACAGGATTTGACAACATCGTGCATTAAATATTTAGGAATGAATCCCGAACCGTGCATGCAATTAACGCAGGGTGGAATTGATTCGCAATTGGCATATTATGGATATTATGGGTATGACAAATATGTATTCAATTGGCAATCAAACATAATTCCTGAAATTGTTGAATTTGGATTTTTGTTTGATTATTCATTTCGATTTTCATTCCGTGAATATATTGTAATGCACATGTCGAAATGGGAAGGCAAATCGGACAAATACCGTTACAATAACGGATTCATCAAACAAACATCGGCAACATTGGAAAAAAAATGGGATTGCAATATTTATCGCGTTCCGGATACGATGCACGATGCAATTGCGGTATTAACCAAATTGGATTGGATAACATTAAAACAGGCGGGCGCATTCGATGAAACAATGTATATTTCACTTGAAAACGATTACGCGCCGAATTGGGTTAAAACGGCAAAATCATTAACAACGGATGGTGCGTTTGAAATTGCGTTGAAATATCCGTCAACAAAATATCACAATAACAATCCATAAAATATTATTTTTGAATTCATAATGTCCCAACGTTGCGAATCGACCGCAATAATAGTCGAACACGTTGCTGAAATATCCGGGCAATAAAATCAGGATACCAATATTAAAATAAAAATTGCAATGGCAAATTGTGTTGAATATTGTAATACGTCGCCAATTGGTACGCCCGACGTTATTGGTTGTGGCAATGACCCGGTTGGCGGTATGTCCGCAATCATTTGGTTAGCGTGCAATCACACCATTACTGACCCGTCGAATAGTACACAAATCAATTCGAACATTTCAGCGGGTAAGGCATGGTTGTTCCAACGTGTTTCGGTTGAATTAACCGAACCGTCACCCGTAACGCAGGAATCGTTAGTCCCGTGCGAAACGGAACAATTGGTAACGTATGACCGCGAATTAACGTATGTCAACCCGAACGTGAATGCAACAAACATTGCGGTTCACGATAAATTGTTTGACGGGCGTTCGTTGGGCGGTGCGCTAATTTACGAATGCGGTTCGGATGACGACACGGCATATTACGTTACATGGATTGATTCAACAATCCGTATGACGGGAGGTCGCGTTGTCCCAATGAAAAATACCGAATTCCAAAAATTCAGCGGCAAAGGCAAATGGCGTTCGAAAAAAAATCCGATGCGCTATTCCGCGCCGACGTCCGTTCCCGGTTTCGGTTCATAATTGATAACGGGAATTTTTATTCCCGTTATTTCGTCAAATGGTGTAATGGCAACATGACATGATATTGCAATAACAATTGCAATTGAATGTTGATGCGGGTTCGATTCCCGTTTTGACGGCATTATTTATTTATTCATGAATTGAAAATAATATGTCAAAATCAAAATCACGGGGTGTTGTTTTATGCGCGTATGGAAAACGCGGGTATGTTTATTCAGCATTCAATTTGGCATATTCAATCAAATACCATTCGCCGGATTTGCCCGTAACATTATTGCATGACGAAACCATTTATTCGGAATTGCAACAATGGCAATTTCAATATTTTGATAAAATGCAGGCGATACCAAACAATGTAAAATACAGGTTTGGCAAATTAGACCCGGCGCAAATCAAAATATCCGTTTACGAATTTTTGCCGTATGATTACAATTTGTTTGTTGATGTTGACGCGTTGGCATTATCCGATTGGAATGTAATATTTGATGAATTGATTGCGGACGGTGGATATTATTACACGCATATTATTGGCGAACACAAATTGTCATACGGAAATGAAATTCCGACAATGTATTGGGCATGGGCAAATGACATTTGGCGTCATTACAATTTGGATAATGACGCAATTTTACCGTCAACAAATTCATCGTTTCAATTCATAAAAAAATGTAGTGAATCCGAATTGTTGTTCAATCGCATCAAATCAAATTACAACAACCCAATTCCATTGAATCAATTGCGTTATCAATGGGGTGGAGCGCAACCGGATGAATTGTATTTGAATGTTGCATTGGCGCAAACGGGATTGATGCCGAAAACCAAACGCCGTTATTTGTACATGGCAAACGAACGGTTTGAAAAAACGTTCACGGATATTGAAAACGAATTTCCAATATTATGTTTATTTGGTAATTCTGAAATGGTCATGTCAATTTATTCCGATTGGTATGACCGTTTGTTAATTAACATGTTGCGCGAACACGGGCAAAACCATTATTTCAAATGGCATCATATTTCAGCGGACAAACACGCAAACACAAAACCAAAACCCGTGAATCAATCAACCGTACAATACACGGATAATTTCAGGATACCGGAACGTTCGGGTGAAAATGTGAATTTGTTTGTGCCTTTTTTCATTGATGCAAACGAAACCCGGACGAATGAATTGAAACGATGTTTGCAAAACAATATTGCCAACAATCAAATTGATAAAATTGTTTTGTTGTGCGATACCAAAATTGACGATTCAATAATTGAATCGGGCAACGGAAAAATTATTGTTGAATATACCAACAAACGGCAAACGTTTTTGGACGCCGTGAATTCAGCGAACAAACATTCCGAATCACCATTCGATATTTCAATTGTATGCAATGCCGATATTTATTTTGATGAACGCGCAATACAATTGATGCGCGCATCCAATTTGGACAAATACGCATTTTCATTGTCACGATGGGACGTCGGGTCGGACGGCGCGGCAACGCATTACAATTATGAATGGTCAAACGATACATGGGTTTGGTCGGGTCAATTACCATTGGATTCGAAACAGGGCGGCGAATTGAAAATTGATTTTCCATTTGGTGTGCCCGGTTGCGACAATCGATTTTCGTATGAATTGAATAAACGCAAATGTGTTGTCAACCCGTCGTATCATATTAAAACATACCATTTGCATTTGACGAACATACGGCATTACAACAACCATGACCGTTTGCCCGACGATGGATATTTAGCGGTATTTGCCGATGGAATTGAAAAATATTTGAAACCAAAAATGTTGTTTATTCAGCCGGGCAAAACGGGCGACATAATTTTATGCGCGCCGATTGCAAAATGGTTTTCAAATAATTGGAATGTTGATTGGAAATGTCCGATTCAATACGCATCCATGTTCAAACATTTGCCGTATTGCATGCATATTGAAAATGAAATCGGTGAATACGATAAAACGTTGGACATTGCATTTGGTTTGGGCGGCGCGCCGGAATCATATTGGCAGGATAACAAACACAAATACAATTCATTTGTAACATTGAAATATGAATTGGCGGGCGTCCCGGTAAATGAAAAAACAAATTTGAAATACACCCGGAACATTGACAATGAAAATCGATTGTTCGAATCGATAACTGAAAAATTCGCCGGGAAAAATTATGTATTGGCACACGAAAATTCCGATTATGGTTCGCCAATAAACGTTGTTGCCGAAAACAAAATATTATTTGAACCGATTGACGGGTATTCAATTTTTGATTGGCGGCGTGTTATTGAAAACGCATCCGAAATACATTGTATTGATTCGTCATTGTGCAATTTTGTTGATGCGTTGCCCGGCGCGGCAACAATTAAAAAAGTATATTACAAAACAAATAAAGTCCCGAATCAATGGGACGAAACATTATTGACAAATAATTGGATTCGTAACGATGTCATTGGATAATAACATTTTACCTGAAATTGGAATCGATGAATTTGGTGTTTCAATATTTGACATTGTATCAATGAAATCAATTCAATCAGTTTTGGAAATTGGCACGGGGTCGGGTGGCGGTTCAACATCACAAATTATTGATGCGTTGATGCAAAAAACAAATTCCAAAAAAACATTTGATACAATTGAAATTAGTAAAACACGAAACAAAACGGCGGCGAATAAATATCGACAAATTGAATTTGCCGAATTTCATTGCGGTTGTTCCGTTCATCCTGACGAATATTCAACCGAATTTGATGTTGTTGAATTTTACAACAATAAAAAAACGGCATTGAATCAATATCCGTTGGAAATGGTTTTGCAATGGCGGCGCGATGAATTGAATTACATTCAATCACATAAGCCGGAAACACAATTGATTGATAAAATAAAAATCAATCGCGGTTTGAATGCATTTGATTTTGTTTTGATTGACGGTTCGGAATTTACAGGCATTGCGGATTTGTCAAATGTTTTTGGCTCAAAATATATTGCATTGGATGACATTGACGCATACAAAAACAATATCAATTATTTTCGATTGACCGATTCGCGGGAATACAAATTGGTAATTGAAAATTGGAATTTGCGCAATGGGTTTGCAATATTCAAATTGAAATAACATGGACGTATTATCATTGCGCAGGAAATCGGAAAACATTAGTATTGATGTTGTCGATGCAACATTGAAAAACATATTTTCATCGAACGATGGATTGAAAAAAAACATATTGTTTATTGGCGCGCCGTCCGATTGGTCATTTTATGACCGAATAATTTACAACGCGCGCCGTATGAATCAACCGTTACAACAACCAACATACACCGTATCCGTAATTGATTATTTGCAGGAATTTATTTCACCGTTGCAAAATAAATATTGGCGTTATCCGGGTGTTAAATTTTATTTTGGAACACCTACGGGCGGCGATGAATTTATTAGCGCGGAACAAATACATGAATATTACCGCGACAAAAACAATGGCAAAGGTGAAAACGCATTGGCGTATTCCGATGCGATTGATGCGCGCGTAAATGAAATTCGTATGGCGTCGCGTTTCGTTGGTAATGGTGACAATGCAATTGAAACGGCATATTCAGAATCAAACAATGGCGATTTTGATGTTATCATATTCAATTCATTTTGGTTTGGTGGGTTGAAATCAATTGCATCACGAATGGAAAATGCGCAACATTATGTTGTGTTCAATTCAAATACAATTGCAGGATATGTTGTTGACGATGCATTGGGTTTGTCCGAACGTTTTAAGGAATCGAAAAAATATTTGACGGGTTCGGAAACAGGCGACAATTCATACAATGGAAATCGCGGCATTGCATATTACACAAACATTCCAAAATGACGCGCATGAAACGAATTGCATTCACAATAATTTACAATGGTCAACACCATTTAACGCATAATTTTTTTGCGTTGAAAATGATTGAAATGTTTGATTATTGGGTTGTTGTCGAAGGCGCGGCACAAAATAACGGTTCAACAAATTGGTGCAATAATTTGGATGTTCCCGCGAATTCAACCGATGGAACAATTGAATTTATGAATACCATTATTGAAAATCATGACAATGTTCGTTTTGTTGTTGGCGATGGAAAATGGAATTCAAAGGATTCAATGGTCAATGCGGCATTGGATGAAATACAAAAATTAGTTGATAACGAACGGTGTTTTGTTTGGGAAATTGACGCGGATGAACAATGGGAATTTGACGCATTGATTGAAAACGAAATTCATTTGATGAAATCGGGTTCGAATTGTGGCGCGGTTCGATGGAATCATTTTGTTGCACATGATTTGGTTGCGGTCGGCGATTGGGGCGGCAATTTGAATACCCGGTTATGGATAATTGACGAACCGAAAACACAACGTTTTATTTCACACGAACCGCCCGTATTGCAGGGCGCAAACACGCCAATTGAATTGCCGCGCAAATGCAATCATTATTCATATTATTTTGAACGCGACGTTCATTTCAAATCGTTGTATTACGGCGGGCATCAAAACATTTATGCAAATTGGTTTCGATTACAAATGGACGGTGAACGTAAACGTTTGGAATTCCCGTTACATATTTCATATTTATTCGGAAACGATACATACATTGGAAAAACAAACGCATTTATTGTACCATTAAAATATGTTCAAAATGAAAACGCAAAATAAAAGCAAAACAAAAAACAAGGTAATTAAAATGTGCCGTCGCGGTCGCGGATGTTCACACCAAACCGACGAATTGATGCAAACGAATATGAATGTTAAAATGCGCCGTGCCGCGTAACACGAAAAAATACAAATGGAAAAACAAGACATTGAACAAATTGTCGCATCGGTACGTTCGTTCATAAAACAGGTTGCAATAACGCGAAAACCAATGCGCGATATTGCATTGTCGAAAAAACGAAATTACATTAACGGCATTGATGAAACATACATGGATTCAATCCGGATGAATGAACGGATACGCATTCATGCCGAATTGGGTACGTTCCCGGAACATTTATTTCGCGACCGTTCACCGCGCGCAACGCCGGATGAAATGAAATATTTGGCGGACAATTACAAACAATCAACGTTGCCCGTGTATTTGGATTTTTTGTCAACTGTAATGCGCATTTATCACGATGCGAATTATTCATTGACATATTACGATGACCCAAATGACCCGAATTCATTTCAACGTTATGTTGAAACACAAATTCCTGAATTCAATTCGTTGGAAACATTCATGAAATCATATTTGACGCATTTGAAATTAACGGATGCGATGGGTGTTGTTGCGGTAAAACCGCGCGAAATTGAAATTATGGAATCGGAAACGGGCGAATATTATGTTGACGATTCAAAATTAACCGAACCGATACCCGTATTTTATCCGTCCGAACGTGTATTAAAATATGATTCCGATGATTATTTATTGGTAATGTCCGATGAAAAATCAATTGTTCAAACGTCGTCGGGAAATAAGGAACGCACGGGCGTTGTTATGGAATTGTACGACAAACAATACATTTGGCGTATTGAACAAACAGGAAAAAAGGATGAATACAAATTTAACATTGGAATTTATTTTGAACATGGTTTGAATAAAATTCCGGCAATACGAATGCGCGGCGTTCCTTCATTGCGCAACAATGAATTGGTTTGGGTATCGCCGTTCATGTATGCCGTTGATTTGTTGGATTTGGTCGCAATCAATTCGGCGTATTTGCAGGTCATAATAAACAATTGCGTTTTCCCGTACCGCGTTATGTATGGTGACGATTGCGAATACGAATACACCGATACCAACGGGCAAAAATCAGTTTGCGACATGGGATACGTTTTTGATTCGTCGTTGGAATCACGAATGATTTGTCCGCAATGCGCCGGAACGGGTTTGAAATCACGCATCAATCCATTTGGTGTAATGTTGATTCGAACCGGGAATTCAGTAAACAAAGGCGACCGGGAAATATCACAAATGCCAATGTCATACGTTGAACCGTCAATTGCAACACCGCAATTTTTGATGTCAAAAGTAAATGACGATGAAAACAAGGCGCGACGAATTTTGCATTTGAACACGTCAACAACATCGGTTGCCGGAACGGATATTATGAACCCGGCGGCAAATACGGCAACGGGAATGATGACGGATTTGAAGGCATTATATGCATTCGTCAAACCAATTTCCGACCAATTGTTTGAAATTTGGGAACACATTATGACATGGATTGGTGAAATGCGTTACGGTGACAAATTCAAAAAACCAATTTTAACATACCCGACAACGTTTGATTTTTACACCGAAACGGATTACATGAATAATATTTCAATGGCGGTAAAATCAGGAATGCCGCCGTTTGTAATTCAAACAATATTATTCAAATATTTGCAATCGATTTTTTACAATGAAAAAATTACGGCAAACGTTTTCAATCTAATTTACAAAACCGACCGTTTGATTACCATGACGTCAAACGACGTTGCATTGAATTTAGGTCGCGGAACGGTTGAACGTTATGAGGCGGTATTGCATGATTCGGCATTGACGTTTGTTCAACAATTGATTACCGAACAACCTGAATTTTTTGACGTCACACCGTTCGATGAACAACAACGCCAATTGATTGATATTGCAAAGGAACGCGCAACCGAAATTGAAAATGAACAACAACGGATGCAATCAAAAGGCGGAATGACTGACATGCAATTGGTTGATACGGCAAATGCGCAACAACCAATGATTCCAAATACAAACATGATTGCATAATAACTATTTCGCGCAATGGCATTAACACGGAAAAAAAGAAAACGGACGGCGCGTGAAATTTATGAGGAAATATTCATTGAATTTCAAAAACAAAAAAAACAGTTAATACAGGAAACAACGAATGAATTTTTGGCAACCGCGCAAAATGTGCAGGCGGAAATATTTGATGTTGCGAATTCATTAGTTGCAACGTTGGGTACGCAAAACGGGCGTATTGCACAAACGGCGGATAATTTGGCGGTGTTGGACAATATCGGAAATCAATTGTGGGACACATTGGTAAAATCACAATATGAACGTTCCGTTGTTAAATATATTCAGGGAATGCAACGTCAAAAAATATTGATTGACGGATACATGGACAAATCATTTCCGGGATGGTCAACATCGGAATTCGCCGACAATATTTATGAAATGTCAAAAAAAGAGGCGGCATATTTATTGTCCGTTTCAACGGTTCGCACACAATGGTTGCGCGGTTATGAAAAAATTATTCAGGATGCAATAACGCAGGCAAAACCATTTACAACAACCGTTCGTGAAATACGACGTTACGGTTTGGGTGATGCGGCATCAACAAAAGAAAATCCGCCGGGCGAAAATATACGCGGTCGCGTACCGCCAATGGCTGACGGTAAATTACTGAAATACTCAAAACAAATTGCGTATGATTCAATGGCAATTTCCGACCGCACATACACGGATTCAATTATTAAATTGACTGAATTTTATTTTTATGCGGGCGGCGAATTGGAAACATCGCGACCATTTTGCATTGAACGCAACGACAAATATTTTCATGAAAAGGAAATTGAAAAATGGGCGGAATTGGATTGGCAGGGTAAAACCGAAAACACAAATAAAGTTACAATATTCCGTTTTGCGGGCGGTTACAATTGCCGTCACACATTTATTCCGGCATCGGTTGATGTTGTGCCGCCGGATGTTTTGGAACGAAATAAAAGCAATGGAAATTATGTTCCAAAGGGAAAATTACCCGAACCGGAAAAACCAAAACAACCCGAACCCGTTGTTCAACCAACGCCCGAACCCGCACCCGAACCCGCACCCGCGCCCGAACCGCAACCATTGATAAAACCAACGCCAATTGAAAATCCGAAATTTGATTATGGTTCGGATGAAATCAAAAAATATTTTGATTCAATTGCAAGTAATGAGGTTGTACGATTTGATGGATTGCAACACATGGGCGCGCGTGAGGTTGCCGATTACATGACATCAACATATTCATCGTATCGTGCATTTGAAAGCGGGGATTCAATGCAGGGTTATCGTATGGAAATAATGAACCCGTTGGGAAATAATATTAAAAAATTAAAATTAACACGAACGGAATTATACATTGATTGGGAAAAATCGGATGCGCAAAATAAATTGGTGTATTTGCCCGCAAAGGATTTGATAACCGATTTGAATAAACGAATTGAAATTGAGGCGGGCGCGGAGGTGTATTATGAACGTGTGCGCAGGTATGAACAGGCGGTAACATCGTTTTATCATGTTGGCGAATATTTACAAAATCAACCAATACTTGAAAGTACATTGGTTAAACGGATTGTTGATAATAAATTAGTTGAGGATAAAGGAATAAAAGTTACGACCGAATGGAAATATACAAACGACCCGACGTTTGGAAAAATTAAAAATCGTAGTGAAAAGGGTTCATTTTTAGGTGGCAAATCGGAAATGCACGGTTCAATTCAAAAGGATATTGCATTAAATAAATATGTTCTCGAAATTCCTGAAATGGTTGACATGTTCAAATACGAGGATGAAATGCAATTCATTGAACAAATAACCGGAACAATGGCGCATGAATTTGGACATTACATTGATTTTCATTTTGGCATGCATAAAGTCGAATCGAATTTTTTACCAACGGCATTGTTCAATGGAA